GCGTCGTCGGTCGCGGCGCCCGTATCGCTGATGGCGTCCTTGCCGTTGGTAACGGCCGACTCCACCTCCGGCATCACGCCGACAATGTTCTTCAACGTCTCGATCATTTCCGGCCCAGCCTTGGAGCCGAACAGTTCCGCCGCCACCTGCAACGCCAGCGGGTCCGTCGGGTTCTTCACCAAGAAGTCCTGCAACCCGCGCATCTGCGTTTCCACGTCAGCGCCAGCCAGGCCGAGGTCGTCAAGCACCTTCTTGGTGGCCGGGCCGATGCCTTTCACCTCGCCCATCGATGACGCAAGGTCGGAGGTCCTCTCAGCCGCAGACGCCGCCGTGTCGCGCTGCCGCTCGAGGGCGTCACTCACACCCTTCTGCGCGTCGCGCACCTTGTCTTGCGCCTCGGCCAACAGCACCGACCCGTCAAGGTTCGCGCCGAGCCGCTCCACCAACGAGTCCTCGAGTTCGATGCGCGCCTCCATCGCATCGCGCACATCCCGCTGGGCGTCACGCACGCCGCGCTGGGCGTCCTCGACTTCCTGTGCGTGCTCGGCCGACTCGCCCAGCACATCGTTGAGCTTGTTCTGCGCCGAGAACTGGCCGTTCTGCGCCGAGCGCAGCGCCGCCTGCGCCTCCTGCACATCAAGCATCGCCTGGGCATACGCCTCAGCGTTTCGGCGCGGGTCCTCCCGCTCGGCCGCCCGTTGCGCGGCGGCCAACCGCTCCTGAGCGATTGCCACGGCGTCTGTCGACTCGGCCAGGTCGTTACGTGCTTCGGTGACCTTGTCTTCATCGGGCGCCTTCAGCGCATCGTCCAGCCGGCGCTGCGACTCGATCAGCCGCTCGTTCGCGAGCTCCACCGATTCGGTGGCGTCGCGCAGGCTGCGGCGCGCCTTCTCCTGCTCCCGCGGGATGGTGCGCGCCATCACCTTGAACAGGTCGCGGTTGGCGTCGGCCAGTTTCTCCTGCGCCTCGGCGACGTTCTGCGCGGCGTCACGCGCCGCCCTGGCGGCGTTGCGTTGATTGGACGCCGCCTTGCGCGCCGCCTGGCCACCGTTCTCCAACACGCCCGAAAGGCCGTTCTGGTTCTCCGACAGCTTCAGCAGCGCCCTAGAAAAGCCCGTGATGAACCGTGAACTGTCGCCGCCGGTCTTGCCGACCGCGGCCATGAGCGCCGTGGCGTACTGCGCCGAGATGCCGAACGCCTCGAGCGACGCCGCCGCCCCGGACACGTTGTTGGCAAGCGATACGAACCCGACACCCGACGCCTGCGTGGCAGCAAAGAGCTTGTTGACGAGCTCACGCTGCTTCTCCGTGGGGACGTTCCACCGATAGAACACGTCCGCTGCGGCGTTCGCCGCTTCCACCACGTCGGTGCCGGTCAACTGGGACAGACGGGCGATGTCGGACGACAGCCCGCCGATGTCGACGCCGGTGCCGAGCCGTGCAGTCAACTGCGCCACCGCGCCCGACGCCTGCTCCATCGACACCGGCAGCGACGAGAACACCTCGGTGAACTTGTCTTTCAGGTAGTCGAGCCGCTCACCCGTCGCGCCGGTGGTGACGGTGATCCGGTCGGCCGCATCGTCGAACGACGCACCCAACTTGAACGCTGCACCGCCAAGTAGGGCGATGGCCGCCGCTCCAGCGATGGCCGCCGCTCCAGCCAACGGGATCGCACCCGCCAGCCCCTGCGTGGCATCGGTCAACTGGCGGACGTTCTCGACGCCGCCAACGTTGACGTTGAACGCGTTGAACAGCGACGAGACGTTGTCGGCGACCTGGCTGCCGCGAATCTTCTTTGTCTCGTTGCCGATTCGGGTGCTCGACTTGGCGACCGCGTCGGCCGCCCTGTCCGCGCCCTGAGCGACACGCTTGAACGACGCGTCGAGGTTGGACGTGTCGCCGATGTAGTTGACCTTGACCTGAGCCTCAGCCATCGGCGCTCCAACTCTCTACGGGCCGACCACCACCGGAGGTCGGCGAGGAACGCGCCAATTGGCGCTCCCTCTCCTTGTTGCGCCAACGCATGTAGTCCTCAACCGCGGCGATCTGAGCGGCCGACATCGACTCCAACTCCGACCACGTGATGCCGGCGCCCGACTCGACTGCGATGGCCGTTAGTCGCCAGGTGAGGGAACCGGGGCCAAAGGGACATCGTCGGTCACCTCAACGTCGACCGACGAAACACGCTCGATCCACTCGTCGAACGGCTGGTTCGACTTCGTCGACTTCCACGCCATGAAGTAGAGCCACTCGGCGCGGCGCTGGAGCGCAATCTCCACGACCGACGTGGAGAACTCCCGCTCGAACGCCACCTCGGCCGCCGGCCCCTGGATGGCCTCGGCGGAGGTGCCGTCGTAGAAGCTCACCACGTACTTGACGCGGCTCGTCTTGCTGTCCTCTGACATTGGTTCCCCCGATGGGATCGTGCCCCTAGCGGGGCAGGTTGGCGTTGAGTATCTGTTCGAGCTCTCCGGCGAGCCGCTCCGCGGTCTTGGGTCGCTGCTCGAGGATGGCCGGGTAGAGGTAGCGCCCCGGCCGGAGCACATCCCGCACGATGGCGTTTGTGCGGCCGCGCTTCTTCGGCGGAATGGGATTAGTAGCTTCCAACTTGCCGCCGAAGTCCAGCCAGCCGATGTAGGGGTTCTTGCGGTTGTACCCGACCCACGCCGCACGCGACGTGGCCCCGTACATCGGCGCACCAGCGGCACGCGTCTTGGACACCGTCAACCCCGCCCGACGACGGGAGCTGCGGCGCGCCTTCGACGCGGCACCGGTTTCGGCGCGGATGTTGCGACGCACGACCGCCGCCACTTCCTTGACTTCCTCGCGAAGCACCTTCCGCACCTCTTTCGGGTGCTGCTTCGCGACCGCTTCGATGGCGTCGGCGAGCGATGGGAGGTTCGACGTCAGCGACGCCCGATTCCCACCGCCCGCCATCGGCCGTCAGACCCGGTAGATGGAAGTCGTCGCGGCGCCGTTGATGCTCACCTTCAGCACGTCGTCCACGCCGCCCTCTGACGAGACGTCGAAGTTCATGTAGCCGTACCAGTAGCCGTAGCCGCTGGATGCCACCGGCCGCTGCGTGGCGGTGCTGGTCGCGTCCACATACAGGTAGAACATGCGGGAGTTGCCGTCAGCGACGGTGTAAATAGCGGTCGAGTCACGGTCGACGAAACCCGAAGCGGTCAGCTTCGCGTCGGCGAGCCCTGCCTGGTAGGTCTTCGTTGCGTCGCCCAGCGACGTGGTTTCGTAGCGGTCCCTGGTCTGCTCAATGGACCAAGAAGAAAGCAGCGCCAGGGTCGACGACGCACTGTTCGCGCCGGCCGACTGATCGACGTACAGCCGCGACAAGCGGCCCGCGGTTGCGGCTGTCATAGCTAGTCCTCCTCAGGACGATGGGGGGTTTAGGGTGCCCTCGGTTAGAGGGCTTCGAGGCGGCGCAGCAGATCGCGGGCCGCGTTCTCGAACGTCCAGTCGGCGAGCACTTCGCGCGACTGGTCGATCACCTTCTGTCGGGCGTCGTCATGCGCGGCCCACCACTGCGCCGCCTCGCCCAACTCCTCGGGCGTCTCGAACCGCGGCAGCATCGGCAGCAGTTCGTCACCCTCGGGTCGGGACTGGCGCAGCAGCAACGTGCCGCACATCGGGGCCTCGACTTCACGTGGCCCCATCGCAACGCCATGCTCGATGGCGATCGGGACGTTCCCCTCGCCGACGCCCTCGCGCCGGTACAGGTTGAACGTCGACTTGCTCCCCCGATAGATGTCCGCCGTTAACTGGTTGTCGACGAGGTTGACCCTGGTGTCTCCCTCGTCGTACTCCGCAGCATCGGCGGGACGGAACAGGTACGGCCGCAACGGCGACTCGTCACCAAGCCGAATCCAGTTACCGGCCAGCATCACGTCGAGGTCGCCCCACGGCACCGCTTCCATGAACTCGATGCGTGAGTCGAACCCGGTGCCGATGAACGACACGTCGGCCTTGTAGTCGCTGCGGCCCGAATGGTGAATCTCCGGGTCGTAGCAGTGGTGCTGGTAGTAGGCGGGCGGGCCGAGCTCGCGGAACTTGTCGAGGTGCAGCGGGTCGTTGATCAGGTTCAGGTCCGCCGCGGTGGCGGCCCGCAGTTCGCGGTCGAGTTCGTAGGGCTGCTCGGTGTGGATGATCACGACCTTCATGCGCCGCGCCCGCAGCACCTCGAGGAAGTCGGACGGCACGAAGATCCCGGTGATCACCAGCACCACGTCGGGCCAGTAGACCATCGCCGAGGACAGCACGCCGAACGCTGCGGCCCGGATCGCCTGCTCGAAGTCGAGTTGCTTCGCGATCTCGCCCTGGTCGTTGACCATGATGGCGTGCTCGTAGAACATGATCCGGTCGTGCAGGTTGTAGCCATGTACGTCGCAGCCGATCCGGTGCAGAGCGTTGATCCAGCCGTTGTAGACATCGGAGACGGATGCGTGCGCCCCCGGATGCACGACAAGGACCCTCACTGGATGGGCACCGTGATCGTGACGCGGGAACCGAAGTAGTCGACCCCGGCGAACTGGAACACCCCGGCGTCGTCCACGAGCTCGAACGACGCCGCCGGCAACGCCGAGCCGATGGCGGCGGTCACCGACCGGTCGGCGTCTGGGGCCATGAACTCCTCGGCCCGCTCCACGTTGCGAGCGTCGGCCGCAGAGACGAACACGTAGACGACCACGGTGGCGGTCCACATGCCGGCGAGGGTGGCCGGTGTGATGCTGATCTCACCGACGACGAGGTGCGGCGGCTTCACGGTGTCGGCCGGCACCCGGCTGACGTTCACGCCGTCGATGGTGCGGAGCGCATCCTCGAGCGTGTCCCGCAGTTCCGAGATGGCGTTACTCATGCGAACCCGAACTTGCGGTAGGGGGCCAGCATGTTGACCACGTCGTCGTCCATGCGGCCGGTGCGGAACGCCAAGTCACCTGCCGCCACGACCCCGAACGGGGCGTCCTTACGAGTCACCAGCCGGGACGCCAGCAGAAGCGTCGCCTGCTTCACCGGCACAGGCACTGACGACCAGCCCCACGTGCCAGTGATCTGCACCCGGTTCGACCGCTCGGTACTCGTCGGCACCGGGAACGTGACGTTGTTGAGCAGCCGCACAGTGTCGTAGGGCCACGTCTCGCCGACCAGCGCCGGATTGTGGCCCCCCTTCACGGTGAGCAGTTCGTAGTTGGTGCTCGAGATGGTCGTCTCGAACGTGCCGTCGGCGTCGTCGTCCGTCTTGAGCGTGGTGACAGACACGAGGTCGCAGCCGAGGTGGAGCTCGTAGTAGTCGCACGGCACGAACGTGCGCGCCGTCGCGGTGACTGAGAAGAAGTGGCGCCCGCAGTAACCGTCGACCCACCGCGACGCCGCCTCGATCGCTTGCTCGCGCTGGGAGTCGGCAGTGGAGTAGTCGGTGCCTGAGTAGTCGGTGAGGTCGTCGAGCGTGACGTAGCCGTTCGTGATGGTCACGGCTTCCACCCCACGGCGCAGCAGTCGTTCCAGTCGGTGCCGGGCGCCGACTCGTGGCAGTCGGCGTTGACGAACCCCACGTCGGCCATCTGCTCCGACACCTCGGCGGCGCTGAGGTTGCCGTAATACTCACCTTCACGGAGGGCGCCGCCGTCCTCTGCGGAGTGCGGAGCCCAGCCGGGGCCCGCGCAGGTCATGATGAACATGCCGCCAGGCTTCAGCCACTTGAACGCCGCAGCGATCATCTCCCGCCAGTTCTCGGCGTGCTCGAGCACCGACGTGCTGATCGCCACGTCGAACAGGCCGTCGAGCTCCACGTCGCAGATGTCGCCGACCACGTCCACCGCCGGGCCTTCGCGCAGGTCGACCGACACTGTGGTGGAACCCTCAGCGAACAGCGCCCTAGTGGTGCCGTTCACGTCCCGGCCACCAATGTCGAGCACACGCACCGGACGGTCAGGCACGACCTTCTGGCACCACTCGTAGATCGTGGAATGCATCAGACCGTCACCACCGCGAGTCCGTAGGAATCCTCGTACCACTTGACGTCGAGCCCGTCGCGCTCGACCCACTCGGCCACGGCCGGCTTCACTCCGAAGTTCTCCACCTCGGTGTCATGAAACACCATCGCCCCGCCCGGCCGGAGCCGCTGCGCGTAGATGGCGATCTCCTCGACGGTGTGCTCGTACTCGTGCGACGTGTCGACGAACACGATGTCGACGTCACGAGGCAACTGGCGCAGCACCTTGTCGTCGCGGTCGTCACCCCGGATGAACGTCCACTGAGGCTGCGGGGCGAACGGCGCCGGGTCGATGTCCACCGACCACAACCGGCCACCCGTCGAACGCAGCCCCTCGAGCCACGCCACCGTCGAAACGCCGGAGCGCACGCCGAGCTCGATCACCTTGCGGGCGTCCAGCGTCTTGACGAGGTCGACGAAGCGGGGTAGATGGTCGGCGATGTCGGACCACTCCGACGTGACCTTGGCGTAGGTCGGGGCGTCTGGCCCCGACCACTTCGCCGAGAAGTGCGCCCTGTCGGCTTCGAGAATCTCCCGCATGGCGGGGTCGGTCCAGTTGCCGGTCTGACCGCCGCCGTCGAGATGCACCACCGTGGCGTCCAACACGATGCCCGACTGGCGACCGTTCATCAGAGCGGACGCCACGAGGTCGTTGTCGCCGTACCACCAGCGGCACTCCTCTGGGAACCGGTAGCCGTCGGACAGCCAGTCCGCTGCGATCACCATTGCGAACCCGGCGAGCCCGCCGGTGCCGTCGTAGCGGTTGGCGCAGATCGTCTGCGTGAGTTGCACGCCTCGGCGCTGCTCGCGCCCGTCGTAGTTGGGGCACACCGCTGCGAGCACCGGCAGCTTCTGCAACGCCTCGTCACATCGGCTCAGAGCTTCGTCACCGAGCTCGAGGTCGTTGTTGAGGATCGCCACCGACGTGACGTCGTGGCGTTCCAGCGACCAGTCGATGCCGGCGTTCCACATCTCGTGGATGCCGGCATCGGGCATCTGCATCGACTCGACACCGGCGCCGACGAGCCAGCCCCACGTGCCATCCGTCGAGCCGTTGTCGATCACCAGCACGTCGACCACCGACGGGTCGGCGTGGCACTGCTTGACGATCGACTTCGTCAGGCTGAGCTTGTCCTTCACGGGCACCACGACAGCGACGCCCATGTCAGTACGCCAACACTTCGGGCTTGACCATCGGCGGCGTGTCGTCCAACTTGCCGTGCTGGGGGGTCAGGTCGTTCGGGTCGGCGGCGTGGGCGGCGATGTCGGTCGGCCACCACGTGCGGACGTCCTTGTGATGCCCGACATGAACCGACGTGTCAACCACGACGGTAAACCCGAGCTTGCGCGCCCGGAGGCAGAACGACACGTCCTCGCCGGTCCAGCGGCGCTCACCGTCAGCGGCGCGGGGTCGATCCTCGTAGAAGTAGCCGAGGTGATCGCCCTCGTCCTTGTGCATCGACTCAAGCACGTCGCGATGGATGAGCAGACAGCCGCACCCGGTCGCCGCGAACTCCTTGGGTCCCGGCTCGCCCAACTTCTCGTTGAGTGGGTCGACGATCACGTGCGTGGTCGCTTCGTCCTCATCGACAGTGAAGCAGTTACCGATGAGCCCCGCCGTCGTGATGATCGGGATTACGGCGCCCATGATCTTGATGTCGTTGCGGTGAGCGGTCACCGCGAGCTTGTGGAGTGTGTCGGGGGCGAACACTTGGTCGCCGTCGACGAACCACAGCCACTCCTCGTCCTGTTCCTCGAGGAAACCGCGCACCGCCTTGTTGCGCTGGTTCGACACGTTCGCCGACGACTCGACGAACCCGTCGCCGGTGAGCAGGCGCAGGTCGAGCGGCGTGGGTGACTCGGGGCCGCCCATCGCCTCCCATGCGTGCAAGGCGAACTCGCGGTCGTACACCTCGAGCTCTTTGCACGACTTGACGAAGCGCGGCGACAGGTCGTGGCCGTTCGACAACGTCACCATGAACACGCGGCCAGGGTGGCCGTCCGGTAGTGGCATGTAGTCCCCCGATAGGACAGACGCGCCACCGGCCGGCGCCCCGAAAGGCGAACCGGCCGGTGGATGCGTCAACGATGGCTCAGAGGAGCCAGGACAGACCGTTGGTCACGGTCGCGATGGCCTGCGGGTAACGCTCACCCGTGTAGGCCGAGAAGCCGTAGGCGACAACCTGCACCTGCAAGTTGGAACCCAGCACCTCCTCGAAGGTGAGCCCGACCGGCGCACCCGGCTGCTCCCAGAAGTAGTGGTCACTGCGCCGGGTGACGAGGACACGGTCCTCGTTCGTGGTCGTGGCGTAGGCCGTGGACACGCCCGCATCGGTGAGCACCGGCACACCGGCGATCGACCCGACGAAGCCGTACCCGGCCGCATCACCAGCGCCGAAGGCGTTGAACCCGGAACCGGTGATGTCGACGAGGGGACGGTTGGACGAGTCCAGACCACCGATCGTCCACGCCCAACGACGCGGGTGCATCACGATGAGGTCCGCCGGCATGTAGCGCCGCTCGTTCACGAGTCCGATCGCCTTGAGGACCTTCTGGATGAACAGGCCCTGCTGAGCGCCCGTGCCGGAGAACGCCACCGACGTCACGTTGTTCGTGATGGCGAACGCACCGAGGTGGGTGCCGGAAGTACCGGCGCCACCGAGGGCGTCCACGTTCGTCTTGGTCGCGTACTGCTGGTACAGGTCCTGCAACACGATGGTGCCGATGCCGGTGCCACGCTCGAACGCCTGCCGCGAAAACACGTTCTG